GCCTTGCCGTCCTGAATATGCAGGGAACTGTTTGAACTTATTTGAACCAAACTCAGCACCACCCCATAGGGTTTGTGTAGTAGCACCACCTGAAAACTTTTGTCTTGCGAAGCCATAACGGAACTCACCGATTTTACTTGACTTAGAGATGCTAACGCCATCTGCGATTCTCTCCGCAACTTTGCCAGCCTTTGTTCTAGTCCTAGCTGCCTGTTTAATTTCCTCTGATGCAAAATACGCCAAAGCAGCAGATTGAGTTCTTGCTTCCTCTGTTGCTTGGTCATCCATAAGTTTGAACGCTTTGTAAATATCACGCAGATCGTTTTTATTGTATGCGATAGTTTCATTTGCCACTCCTCGCCTCCAATACTTCGATCGCTGTTAATATGTCATCCGCATCAACCCACTCACTCATTGGTATATGAGTTGCAATTGCTAACTCAACCAATAATCTGTTTAGGCTTCCTGCTTTGTGGCTTTTGGGTCTGCATCACCGACAATGACATCGGCTACATTTTCCATCCAAATATCCATTGGTTTGATTGGTTTGCTTCCGGCAACTTCACGCTTATGAGCATGATAAGCCAAAAACATAAGATCCCAAATACCCAGCTTCTCGGATGCTTGTCCAATGACATTTCCTGTCTGCTTTTCCCATTTCGCCCACTCAGGTGGTTGGGCAATATAAGTTGCTTGCTCACCTGAGCTGTATTCAATTGTGATTGGTAGTTTCATTTTGCTCCCGTTGCTAGTTTTTAACTAAAGGTTTCTACTACTTCGCCCTTAGATACTGTGAATGTAAATGATACTGTCTGAGCATCAACACCTGAACCACCAGCAGTTGGAAACTCTGGCTTTACTGGAAACACAAATTGTGCTCCTGATGCAGCTGTAAGTGTCATGCTGATGTCTGTGTCGGGTGCAGATTCAGCAGCAGCCCATAGAGCCTCGCAAACTGAACTTGCCTTGCCCCAGTCAGCCAACATATCCAATTGGAATGTTCCTGAAATGTTTGTTGTCTTGTATGCTTCGCCTTCCATTGTCTGATAAACCTGACGCTCATTGACTTTGGTTAGAACTGCGTTTGTCGCTTGTGCTTGAATATCTGTTCCACCTGTGAAAGATAAACCAACATCACGACCGGTAATTACGACTGTTGCCATGATTTCTCCTTATATTGTTTGCGTGTAGTAGGTAGATACTCGAACATCTGCGATGAGCAGCGTTGATGCACCAACTTGAGTGACTGTCGGTCTTTCAACCGAGCTGACAATGTATCCAACTGGAATTACTGCCAGAACACTTATGATTAGTTGCTCGATATTGTCGAGCGATGCTGGATTGCTGTTATATGCAACCGCAACTGAAATTGTAAAATTGATCTTGGCTCTGATATTGGTTTTGCTTATTGTTTCAAATTCTAGGTATGGAGAATCAGGCACAACAACCACAGCTGGAGGAATAACTGTTTCAGGCACATAACCATAAACATTTCCTGCAACGCTGGAAAGCGCAGTTGCTAAGGGTGTGCGAACTTGCTCAAGAATAGTTTGGTTAGGCATTTATTGACACATGCCTTCGGGATCTATGTAAGAACCTAAGAGTCCTACGCATTTATTGTAAAGCGATCTACCCATCCTGAACGGAGTTGCAGTAAAATCTACTCCTTCGATTTGTCCTCCGCCGGCAAGTCTGGCTTGGAAAACTTCGACTGAAACTGTATAGACGGCTGATTGAACAGCTGCATTTCCAACATAAGTTGATCCGCCAGAAAGGGCAGCAACTCCGGATGGGATGACATTAGCCTCGAGTATGTCGGCATTAGTGATCGATTGCGAAAAGGTATATTGTCCAAGATTATCTGCCAGCACAGCTCTTGTTCCGTTGTAAGGGCTTCCGCATCCTGTGATGACAACTGATTGTCCTTCGGTAAATTCATGAATTCCTAGTGTGGTAAATGTAGCGACATTGGCTGACAATGAAGTCGCTTGAATTGGACTTTTGAATGTTGTGAGCATTGGCAGAATAACTGTTTCTGCTGTGTCAATAATTTGGTTCAAATAAGCATCGTTATACAAGGCAGATGACACACCAAGCACAGATCGCAACTCGGAAGCTGTAATTATGGTTGGCATGTCATCTCCTTAGGTTCTCCCTAGAGCAACTGCCTGAGATCGGGAGCAACCTCAGGCATGAATTTACTTACTTATTAGGTAAGGTTAAAGCGACGAACTCCACCGGCAACAATTGTCTTAACAGCCAAGTAGCCATAAAGCATTGTTTCGATTTCGCCAGTTGAAACAACATTTGTTGATAGTTGTAATACTGGGCTTTCGTAAATTGCAACAGATGATGGAACAACAATGAAAGCGCTCTCATCTATAGATGTTGAAACAGCTTTGTTTGACACGAATAAATCGAGCCCCATTACATTCCCACGAAGTGATAGTGGTGATGCAGATCCAGCAGCATTCTGTGGATTAACAGCTGAGAATACTGGTCGCTTTGAAGAATCTTGTGCGCCAATTAATAATCCCCATTGTGAAGTTCCAGCAATGTAGCGTGTTGCTAACTCACCAGTTGCAAGATATGCAGCAGGTGTTTCAGTCTTTACGAATGCAACAATTCCATCAAGATCAGCAGATGTTGCAGTTCCGGCTGTTCCGCCAGCAGTTAGTTCTGCAATTACTGCAGCTTCAGTTGCTTGAGCATAAACTCGGCGCATGTTTTCCAACATAGCCTGATAGAAAGATGGATCTGCTCTATCAAGAATTTCAACGCTGTAGCGTTGCAAACCCTTGTAGGCTTTAACTGTGGCATCGACATATGCGCTAACAATTCCGGTTTCGGATGGTCCTGCACCTTCGGCTGTTTCTGCAACAGATCCGGAAGTTGTAATTTTAGGAATTGAAACAGTCATACCTGCATTTGGCAGTCTGCGTGTTCCAATTGCATCAATTGCGCCACGAGATCCAATTTGAGTATCAACTACCTGTGAAACATATTGAATTGGCTTGAATGCTGGGTTAGTTGTAAAACTGTCATCAGCTGCTGTAAGGATTTTTGAATCCTCAGCCTTTGCATGTGCTACCCACTCAGCAGAATCACGATTTCCAAGTGATGCTTTGATTGAGTGCTCTAAGAATCGAGCCTGTGTGTTAATTGGTGAGCGTGGCTTTGTATAAGCAACTGGTTGTGTTGCTTGAATTGCCACAGGCTCAGACTTTGCTGCTTCTACCGCTTCGGTGGCGATAGGAGCTGTTTGTGTGTCAGACAATTTGTCCTCCTGTGTTTTTGTTTGCTCCTCAGCGGTTGCTTCGGAATTCTCTGGTGTTTCACTAGCTGCTATTTCCTCAACTCGTGCGCTATTGATGGCGGGTTCAGCGACAAGGCTGACTTCCATAAGCCTAGATGCTTTAACAGTCATTACTCCTTTGTTGGCATCAAAATCATCGACAACAACGCCAACGCTGAATCCATCACGCAATCCTTCGGCTGCCTCAAGAATGCTGTCATCACCGGCAATTGTTCCTGCAATCTTAAATGTTGCTTGAATGCCTTTGTCGTCAGCTGTAATGTCAATTAATTTGCCAATAGGTCGAGTGCGGTCATGCTCCAGTAATAATTTGACAGGCTTTGAAAAATCAATGCTGCCTTCTTTGAATACTGTTGCTCCTGCACTTGTCATGCCTTTTTCATTCCATGACACGATCGTGCCAGAAATTGTTCGTTTCCGACTATCGGCTGCAGTTAGTGTTATTGGGAAATTGATCTGTAATTTTTTACTCATCGGATCAAGTCCTCCTCCTCTTGTATTTGCTCAACGCTCATTGCGCCAATGCGGTTTAGGATTTCATAGACTTGCGCACGCTCTAATGCAGATCCACGCAAGAAATCGTCAATGTCAAATCTGACCTCAACACCATTTGGCACAAAATCAGCCATTGAAAGTCTTTGTTCAATTGCAGTTAATACTGGTCGTAAAGAAAAATCAATCAATGCTTTTCTTTCAGCTGTCATGTTCGAATAAGTCATTGAGGTGGTTTCAGCAGACACAAAACTTGCCGGAATACCAACCGCACGAGCGCATTCCAAAGCGAGGTATTGACGGGCTTCATTTAATTGTAATTTAGCGGGATCGAATCCAAGTGCTTGTAATTCAACATCAGCATTTAGGAATGCAGTTGATCTAGTTGCTCTACTTGCTTTCCAACTTTCAAGCAATCTTGTAATTCGCTCTGGAGTAAGATTTGTGCCATTTGATTTGAGCACCATTGTTGGAACTGGCTCTTTGGCATACATCTCAGCTGCTTTTTCTAATTCTTGTGCTGCTCTTATTGTGCGACCGGCACGATTAAGAACACCTTCATCTAAACCATTGAATACAATTAAACTGTTTGTTCCATGTAAAGGTAATTCCTCACCATCTAATTTATAAAACAAAATTTCCGTTTGATTGTAGTTTAACTGATATGTAATTCTATCTGGCGAAATTCTTGTCCATGCTCTAACTCTTGCGCCATCGCTGTCCGAATAGGAATCCAGAACCTGTCCATACGAAAATCCTGTGAATAAAATGTCCTCTGCGACCCAAGCATAAGTTGCAGACCCTGGAATTCTTGGATCGGGTTGCATTAAAACTCTTGTTGGTCGAATATGCTCTTTTGTAAAATGATTATAAGTTTCAATTGGTAATGATCCAACTGTTGAACAAATTATGTTTCTTGCTCTTGCAACAGCAGGAACAGACATTGCTTGCTCACGAGTTGCAGATTGTGTTCCAAAGAATATGCCACCCACAGCAGCTTGCAAATTGTAAGGCGCATAAGATGCAGCCACATCAGTTGTTGCTGTAATTATTGGCTTTGTATTAAAACGATCAAATAATCCCATTAGCACATAATATACCATAAATGCAATTTATCCGACTTGAATATCAATTTCCGTTTCTTGTTGTGTCGCAAAATAGGTTGCTAAAGCCGAAGCAACAGCTGCACAAACTGCTACTCGACTTGCACGCCTTCCGATGATCCATGACCCATCCCCATAGGGCAGTTTCGCAGCGGAAAGTGTTTGTTGGGTCAGTTCGTCTTGACCTCCATGCTGTAATCGATGGGAATTGATTGCGCCTAACCACCGATCACAACTTTCAGCATATATCGCCCCATCCATATCTGTAATGGGAATTCCAGCGGGAACTAGCCGACTTGCAACAGCTTGTGCAGTCCTTTTGGAATAAGCGACAGTCTGAACATTGTATTTTCTAACATAGGGTGCAATATCGTTTGCAACCGCTAAATCGTTAATTGAATAATCATTCGACCAAGTATGCAGTAAAACTAAATTAAATCTTTCTCCTGATAGTTTTTGAGTTGCGACTAATGCGCCAAACTTTCGATCCGGACTTAAATCCAATCCAAACCAAGTTTCTTTCTCAGGATCTAAAGGTATTGGTTCGGTCTGACACAATCCCCATTTTTGTGCATCGATTGCTGAGTTAATTGTATCTACCCATTGAGCCAAAACTTCAGTTCGCACAATATCAGGCGGATCATTAATAACCGCTTTTAAGTTATCTGGATGGATTGTAATTCCCAATGATGGATTGGCTTGAGCAAATGCACTCCAATTGATCTCGCCTGACGGAAGCAAGATCGGGGCATCGGGTTCTGCACTCCACTCAAACCAACCTATCGGATCGTTGGTTGTAGCTGAAGCCAACGCCCTCTCACGCAATTTGTTTAGGATTACGGAATGTTGATCACCAGCTGAGGAATAAATCCATACCTGCGGATTCTTAGCAGCCATCATGGAATATCGCATTGATGACCAAGCATCTTCATCTTTGTATTCACGCAACTCATCAAGGTGGATTGTTTCAGGTTTGCTCAAACCTCTAGCTGCATTGTTCGCAGCCTTTACAACAAATCGCCTATTGCCAAACAATTCAATTTCCTCAGCACCATGTTGCCATCGGATTTTCTTTACTTCCTTTTCCAATTTTGGATGCGTTTCAATTAAGCCAACAATCTGTCTAAATGTTTCAAGTGAGGTTGTAAGTCTGTGAGCTGATGCAAGTTGCAAACCTTCACCCCATACAAACATGCCGGTCAAGATCCGGAGCATCATCAAAGTGGATTTGCCTTGCTGTCGTGCCATAATCAAACCTAATTCGGAATGCGCCCACCGACCATCGGCTCGGACTTTATGACCATGAATACACACGAAGCGTTGCCATTCCATAAGGTTGATGCCCAGTTCAGCTGCAAGATCAATAATATCTTGACCTTTTGAAGGTAAATCAGTCAGTTCTGAGTGAATACGGGGTGTTTGCACACCTCCTAATCCCGAATAGGTTGGATCAGTCATGATCTCTCCCGTTTGTAAATTAATCAAATCGATCCTTCTGGTTCGTGTCCGATTGAGGTGTTTTGTGGGTTAGAAAAGGAACG